GACCGTGACTTACAACTCAAAGCGGCTGATGTTGGTAATGGAAATGCCCAAGAATCTGTTTCAAAAAAGAAATATCGTCGAAGCGATATTATTAAACTTATGCAAACTGACCCTGAAACGTATGAAGCTCGCTCACAAGAAATTATGCAAGCCTATCGTGAAGGTCGAGTAATTTAATTTAAACAATATAGAAAAGGATTTACAAAATGGCTTTAGGCTCAAATCAAGTAACAACCACAACTGCTGCAACCTTTATTCCTGAGATTTGGAGTGATGAGATTGTTGCCGCTTACAAAAAGAACCTAGTTCTTGCAAACTTATTTAAAAAAATGTCATTCGTTGGTAAAAAAGGTGATACAGTTCATATCCCTTCACCAACCCGTGGTACAGCTTCTTTAAAAGCAGCTAACACACAAGTTGAATTACAAGCCGCAACTGAAGGCGATGTAGTTGTAACTATTGACAAACACTACGAGTACTCACGTTTGATTGAGGATATCGTCGAAGCACAAGCTTTAACTTCACTACGTCGCTTCTACACTGAAGATGCTGGTTATGCTCTATCTAAACAAGTAGATACATCTCTTATTCAATTAGGTCGTGGCTTCAACGGTGGTAACGGTGCTGCTACTTACGGTGGTGCTTACATCGGTGGTGACGGTACAACTGCATACAACTCAGGTACACCTAATGCTTCTGCATTAACTGATGCTGCTATCCGTCGTACAATTCAACGTCTTGATGATAACGATGTTCCTATGGATGGTCGTTTCTTCATCGTTCCACCTTCATCTCGCAACACATTGATGGGTTTAGACCGTTACACTGAGCAAGCATTTGTTGGTGAATCAGGTGCTAACAACACAATCCGCAACGGTGAAATTGGTAATTTGTATGGTATCCCTGTATTTGTATCATCTAACTGTGATACTGCTACTGGTGCTGCTCGTATTGCATTACTAGGTCACAAAGATGCTGCTGTGTTGGTTGAACAACAAGGTGTTCGTTCACAAACTCAATACAAACAAGAATACTTAGGTACTCTATACACTGCTGATACATTGTACGGTGTAAAAGAGTTGCGTGATGGTTCTTGCTTTGCTTTAGCAGTGCCTGCATGATGATTGGTTAGATATGCCGACTAGAAATAGTTGAGAACACTCTTAGGGGAAGTGTGGCAGAATCCCCTAATTCTTCTCTCAAGGAAACTAATAATGATACAATGCACTAAATGTTTAGAAATAAAATCTGAAGAATTTTTTAGAAAAGACTTAAAAAAGATAAATAACAAAAAAAGTAATTGTAAAAATTGTGAATCAAAAGCAGATACTAGATATAAAGATAACCCTGAAAAAGAAAAACAAAGGGTAAAATCTTGGCGAAAAACACAAGGTACTAATTTAAAAAATACCTATAAAAAATGGGCATTAAAAAAGAATTATAATTTAACTTTAGAGGAATATAATTTAAAGTTACAAGAACAAAATGGAGTTTGTGCAATTTGTAAAACTCCTCCAAATAAAAAACAATTAGCTGTAGACCATTGCCATAAAACTGGAAAAAATAGAGAGTTATTATGTGCTAATTGTAATACATCTTTAGGGTTATTATATGATGATTTAAATATAATAACTTCTTTAAGAAATTATATTATAAAACATCAAGAAAAATAGGAAAATATATGGCTCAATTCAAATGTTTACTTTCAGGTACTATTGTTACTTTTGAACACGCACATGATATTAAAGAAATGCTTAGACATCCTCAATATGAGTTTGTAGAACCAAAAGTAGTTAAAACTGAAAGTTTAGTAAAAGAAAAAACAGTAGTAGTAAAATCTCAAACTAAGGAATAATTATGGCAATCTATCGTGGTGAAGGTGGTAGTGGGGATGCAACAGCAGATACCTCCAATACCTCTGCTATTGCTATTGCTGCTGCTCTAGATTCTCAGAATAGTGCCATAGCGTCAGCAGCTAGTGCTACTGCTGCTAGTGGTTCAGCTACTTCTGCTTCAGGTAGTGTAACTACTGCTGCTACTTCAGCAACTAATGCGGCTGCTAGTGCTGCAACAGCTACAACTAAAGCATCTGAAGCCTCTACAAGTGCTACCAATGCTGCTGCCTCAGCTTCTACTGCTACCACTCAGGCTACTAATGCTTCTTCTAGTGCTACTACTGCAACAACTCAAGCAACAACAGCTACCACACAAGCTGGTTTAGCAACCACTCAGGCAACTAATGCTGCTACATCAGCTACGGCAGCTAGTGATTCGGCTACCTCTGCGGCAACTCAAGCATCTAATGCAAGCACAAGTGCCACAGCAGCTTCAGGTTCAGCCACTACTGCATCAACACAAGCAAGTAATGCTTCTACGTCAGCAACTAATGCAGCTAGTTCAGCATCAGCGGCTTCTACAAGTGCAACCAATGCGGCATCAAGTGCTACAGCAGCTAGTGGGTCAGCTTCTACAGCATCCACTCAAGCAACTAACGCAGCAGCGTCAGCTTCTACAGCCACAACACAAGCCACTAATGCAGCATCATCCGCTTCAAGTGCCTCAACATCTGCTGCTACAGCTACAACACAAGCCACTAATGCTAGTTCTAGTGCAAGTGCTGCTGCTACCTCTGAAACTAATGCTACATCGTCTGCTTCAAGTGCTTCCACTTCAGCTACAAACGCAGCCAATTCAGCTACAACGGCTGCAAGCTTCACACCCAGTCAAACAGGTAACTCAGGTAAATTCCTTACTACTAATGGTACGGCTACCTCTTGGGGAACAGTAGATGCACTACCTTCTCAAACAGGTAATGCAGGTAAATATTTAACTACTGATGCTACTACAGCTTCTTGGGCAACTCTTAATGTAGACCCTAATGTCACAACTAAAGGGTTATACGAACATAGTAATACAATTTCTGCTAACTATGCTATAGCTGCTGGTAATAGTGCAATGTCCACAGGACCAATGACTGTTGCAAGTGGTGCTACAGTTACAGTTCCTAGTGGCTCAAGATGGGTAGTTTTATAAAGGAAATAATATGGCTTCAACGATAAATGCCTCAACTGCTGGTGTAGGTGGTGTAATTACCACAGCAGATAATACTGGTATCTTAAACATACAAAGCGGTGGCTCTACTAAGATTGCTGTTACATCATCAGGTGTAGCGGTAACTGGATTGAGCAAAGGTTCTTTGCCTACTGGGAGTGTGTTGCAAGTGGTTCAAACAGCAAATTCATCAATTTATAGTGGCTTTAATAGTACATCTTTTGTTGCTACAGCATTAACAGCAAGCATTACTCCTACATCGGCTACAAGTAAAATTCTAGTTACAGCTATGTTTAATGTATATGGGATAGGATATGCAGCCTATGCCACATTGTATAGAAACTCTACTAACTTAGCTGGCGCAAACGGAATGGCTTTATTAGGTTTTGGCGCTGTTTGGCAACCAGTTGCGATAAGTTATTTAGATTCCCCTGCAACAACTTCATCTACAGCATACACAGTATACCTTCGTACTAATAATGGAGCTACAGGGTATTTTGGTGGTGATGGCAATCAGACCGTTACAATTACTCTTATGGAGATAGCAGCATGATAATGAAATATGATGCAATTTTTGCACTATACCCTAATGTAACTGTTGTTACGAACGATGTTGCTTATGACAAAGATGAAAACATTGTTGACTACGACCTAGCATTAGTTCAAGCAGAACAAGAAGCAGAAGCCAAGCGTCAAGAGGCACTAGCCTACCTAGCATCAACAGATTTTATGATGACAGCAGACTACGACAAAGACACAACAGATGTTCGTGCATTAAGGGCTGAAGCTCGTAATGTAATAAGAGGAGTAATCTAAATGCCATTAGTCATCGCAGGTGCAACAAGCGGAAGTACGACAGTACAAGCCACAGACGCAGTCACGGCAACCATCACGTTACCAAGTGCTACCACAACATTAGTCGGTGCTACCACACCTAGCTTTACGACAACCATCGGTGTTGGCGCAGCTACGCCATCAGCTTCAGGCGCAGGCATCACATTCCCTGCTACGCAATCAGCCAGTACAAATGCTAATACGCTAGATGATTATGAGGAAGGTACTTGGACACCAGCAAGCCCCGATATAACTTATGCAACAGCCGTTGGTACATATACAAAAATTGGCAGAGTAGTTCAATGGCAAGCATATGTTATATTTCCAACAACTTCTAATACCGCTCATGCACGCATGACAGGTTTACCTTATGCTGTTCAAGATTCAGAAAATGCTAGGGCTGGGTCTGCAATTACTGCAAGTACCTATGGGTCAGCATTTTATTGTTTACCAGTCAATAGTGGGACTATTGTTTATTTTTATACTATTGCAACAGCTTCGCTATTAAACTCTAATCTTTCAGGAAAACAAGTATTTTGTGGCGGTACGTACATTTCATAACTACACCATATTAGTGTAGTCGGACACAAAGGAGAAACACAAATGGCATTAACAGAAACTAAAGTAATTGACCAAATCACAGTTACAGAGAACGGCACTATCCTCTACCGTGAGGCTACTCGTATTTTAAAAGATGGTGAGCAGATAGCACAAACCTATCACCGTAGCTCTCTAGTACCAGCGAGTGACTTAACAGACGTACCAGCTAACGTAGTGGCAATTGCTAACGTAGCTTGGACAACAGATGTAGTAACAGCTTATCAAGAACAGGTAGCGAAAGTAGGAGTTTAATATGGCAATCGAACTCAACGGCACCACGGGAATCACCACTCCGGGTCTTACCAACACAGGTACAGAGACCATCGTAAACCTAACTACTACTGGCAATACCATACTCGGTGACGCAAGCACAGACACGCTTAATGTTGGTAACGGCGGGCTGGTCAAGGACGCTGCTGGTAACGTGGGGGTTGGTGTACCGCCTAGTGCTTGGTCATCAACATATAAAGCTATTCAAATGGGTGCTGGTGGTAGTTTCTCAACTGGCTCATCTTCTATAACTTATTCTGCTATTGGTGCTAACTATTTTGATAACGGGGCTTCTCGTTATATTGGCACAGGTGCAGCAACTCTTTATGCTCAAAACGCTGGACAGCACATATTTTACACAGCACCATCAGGCACAGCAGGTAACGCTATTACCTTCACCCAAGCAATGACACTAGATGCTAGTGGGAATTTAAGAGTAGGTACTACTGGTGCAATTGTTGCAAGTAGCGAAAAGCTAACTGTTGCTGTTTCTGGTCCAACAAACGCAGGAGTGTTTGCAAATGGCGGTGGTGCTACTGATTCAACTGTTTATATAGTCAATCAATCTACATCAGGAAATAATTTATTTACTCAATTTGCTACTGAGGCGGGTGCTGGAACAGTAAGAGGTTCAATTACATATAACCGAGCAGGTGGTTTAACTGTTTACAACACAACTTCTGATTACCGAGCTAAAATTGTAAAAGGTGCTGTTGAAAATGCTTTAGGTAAAGTAGCTTTATTAAAACCTTGTACTGGTCGTATGAATGGGGCAAGTGAAGACATTGATTTCTTTGTAGCACATGAACTTCAAGAAGTAATTCCTAGTGCTGTTACAGGTGAAAAAGATGCAGTAAAAGAAGATGGCACTCCTGATTATCAAATGGTAGATAAATCAGCAATCATCCCATTATTAACTGCTGCCATTCAAGAACTTAAAGCAATGATAGACGAATTAAAGGCTAAAGTGGCTGCCTTAGAAGCTGCTTAATTTCAAAGGAGATACGAAATGGCAAAAGACAAACAGCCCCAAATCGTTACGATAGATGAAGTAGAGTACGATGCTAACAATTTCAATGAGGAACAGGTGGCACTATTTAACCATTGCCTAGACCTAGACCGCAAGATAGGTAGCACAAACTTTCAACTACAACAATTAAATGTAGGTAAAGATGCGTTTATCAAGTTGTTAAAGACAGCACTAGAACCTAAAGAGGAATAATATGGAAGCCCTGATAGCAATAGCTAATGCGTTCTTTGCAAAACTATACATACCTTGTCGTGTACCTGCTGATAAACAGGCTCATGTGTTATCAGGTTTCATTATTGCAGCAATATTAACACCGTTTATAGGATGGTATTCTGTAATTGTAGTATCCTTAATTGCTACAACAAAAGAATTATATGATGATTTAAATAAACATATACACACACCTGATGTATGGGATTTACTTGTTACTATACTAGGTGGTGTTTTAGGTTTTGCTTTAATAAATTTACTATAAGAGAATAATAAATGTCAGAACCAATAGACCCAGTTGAATATGGTAAACTTATCTCCAAGGTGGAATCCCTTGAGAAAAAGATAGACAAGATGGAAAATGCACTAGATGAACTACTTGCCTTAGCCAATAAGGGTCGTGGAGGATTTTGGATGGGTATGATGATTGCATCTCTAGTAGGAGCAATTATCTCTTATATCTCTCGTGCTTTTGTAGGACACTAAATGCAACTGACACCTCACTTCTCTCTTGCTGAACTAACTGTTACTAATACTAAGTTAGATAATGTACCCTCTAAGGAAACGATTGAAGTCTTAAGGACAACAGCTTTCTACATGGAGAAAGTAAGAGAGATACTAGGCAATGTAGCTATTACAATCAATAGTGGCTACCGTAGTCCTGATGTTAATCGTCAAGTAGGTGGCACTAGCAACTCGTCACACACTTATGGCTACGCTGTAGACTTCACAGCCTATGGTCATACTCCACTTACTATATCTAATATTCTAAGTAAAAGTAATCTTAAATTTGACCAATTGATTTATGAAAAGACTTGGGTTCATATATCATTTGACCCTCGTATGCGTGGGAATATTCTCACACTTAAGGGCAAAGGCAAATACGTAAAGGGGATTGTATAATGTGGTCTGTCTTATTTCCAGCTCTACTACCAGCTTTAACAGATGGTGTTCGTGGTATCTTTGCTAAGTTTACAAAAGGAGCAGGAGGTAATCCTGTCAATGTAGCTGAACGCATACAACTTATGCAAGCAGAAACCGCTCGTCTACAAGCACTAGCAGAGATAGATAAACCATCAGGTGAACCTTCTATTTGGGTTACTAACTTAAGGTCTAGCTTTAGGTATATTGCAATTATCATTATTTGGTTAGCGACAGTAAGTGCAGTATTTACTCCTACTGTACCCGAAGCCATAACTTTAATTATGTTAGATTTAAGTGGGGCTTGTATGAGCTTCGTTATTGGTGAACGTATGTATTTAACTTTAAGGAAATAATTATGCCAATGGTCGGAAAAAAGAAATTCCCATACACAAAAACAGGTAAAGATGAAGCTGAAATGTATGCTAAGAAAACAGGTATGAAAAAGAAACCAGCTCCTAAAAAGAAAAAGGGTATGATGTAATGGCTATCAAAAAGGGACAAGAAACTTTTAGTGGATATAATAAACCTAAACGTACTCCTAGTCACCCTACTAAATCTCATGCTGTTCTAGCGAAAGAAGGAGATAAAGAGAAACTAATTCGTTTTGGTCAACAAGGTGTGAGAGGTGCAGGTTCCAATCCATCTACTCCTGCTGAAAAAGCTAGACAAAAATCCTTTAAGGCTCGTCATGCAGGTAACATTGCTAAGGGTAAGATGAGTGCGGCTTATTGGGCTGACCGCGAAAAGTGGTGAGAAATAGGTTGACAAATTGTATCTATTGTGATATAATTGTATTATAATTAAAAGGAATATAAATTGACATATTTAGAAGTATGTAATAGAGTTTTAAGACGACTTCGTGAGAACGAGGTTACTACTGTCAATGAAACTCCATACTCCAAGCTTATTGGGGATTTAGTGAATGTTGTAAAAGTAGAGATTGAAAACTCTTGGAATTGGTCTGCTCTACGCACAACACTAACTGCCACTACAACTGATTCTTTGTTTAACTATGTGTTAGTTGATTCAGGCACTCGTTTCCGTGTATTAGATGTTGTAAATGATACAGAAGATGTATTCATGGAAGAACGCAGTAGCCGTTGGTTTGATGAACAGTTTTTAATGTCAAGTGTTCAGCACAGCGCACCTATCTATTACAACTTCAATGGTGTAAATTCTAATGGGGATACTCAAATAGATTTATATCCAATACCTGATGGTGTATATAATATCCGTATTAATGTAATACTCCCTCAACAAGAGTTAGTAGCAGATTCCACACAAATACAAATTCCAGCCAATCTCCTTGTAGAAGGTGCTTTAGCTCGTGCAATTAGTGAGCGTGGCGATGATGGTGGTTATGCTGAACAAGAACAACGCTATCGTTCACTTGCTGCTGATTTAATTGCTATTGAAGCTTCTATTAGACAAGATGAAACTATTTGGAGAGCCTGTTAATGGCAGGGGCTTTAAAAGCTCTTAGCAATGCCGCACTTGGCTTTCTTGGGTTAAATACTCAAGAGAGTGGTGTGACATTGGAGAGTGGATATGCCACAAAAGCTATTAACTGTATCATAGATAAGTTTGGTCGTTTAGGTAGCCGTAGGGGTTGGACACCAGTTACTACAAGTAGGGGTACTTTAGGTTCTACTACTTATCTAGAATCTTTATTTGAGTTTATTGATATAGACTTAACAGCCACTATTCTCTCTTGTGGTGGTGGTAAGATGTATAGTGGCTCTACTACCCTTACAGAACTCCCAGTTAAACAAGCAGACCAAACAACTAACCTTACAATTACTTTTACTGGTAATAGGTGGCAATTCTCACAACTAGCAGAAGGTGCTGGTTATGGTAATACAATGTATGGGTTTGCTGCTCAAACAGGTAATCCACTCCTTGTATATCGCAAAGCTAACCATACTGGTGCTTATATTTGGCAACGAGTAGGGGATTATGGCACTAAACCTACAGGTGTATCTACCTTTGACCCTGACTGTTCACATACAGCATTTGGTCGTCATTGGGTGGCAGGTGTAACTGGTGCTAAGACAACAGTTTATTATAGCAAATTACTAGATGGTGCGGCTTTTACAGGGGTAGGTTCAGGTTTAATTGATATTGAATCTGTTGTTGGTAGCAGTGACCAAATTGTTGGTATATCCTCACATAATAATTATCTTATTATATTCTGCCGTAATAACATTATAATATACGATTCACCTGATGACCCTACTAATTTAACTCTTGCTGATGTGGTTACAGGTGTTGGATGTATTGCTCGTGATACTATACAACAAACAGGTACAGATTTAATATTCTTAAGTAATAGTGGTGTACGTAGTTTTAATCGAGTAGTACAAGACAAGAGTATGCCAATGCGTGACTTGTCTGCTAATGTTCGTGATGACTTAGTTCAGTACATTTCAGGTGAAGTATTAACAGAAGTTAAAAGTATTTATTTTGAGAGAGATGCTTTTTATCTATTAGTTTTACCTAATTTAAAGCAAGCCTTTTACTTTGACTTACGTCAGACATTAGAAAATGGTGCTGCTCGTGTAACAACATGGGAAAGTTTCTTACCTAAAGCTCTTTGTAAGACTAGAGATAGAAACTTATATCTAGGTATGGCAGGTGGTATTGGTAAGTATTTTGGTTACTCTGATAATGGTGAATCGTATCGTTTAGAATATTATACTTCTAACATAGATGCAGGTGAACCTTATAGTCTTAAATTTTTAAAGAAAGTAAGTGTAATTGTAATTGCTGCTGGTACACAAGATGTTGTATTTAAATATGGGTTTGATTATAAAACAACCTATACAAGTAGAACATTTACAAAAGATTTTATTGGTGGTAGTGCTGAGTATAATATAGCAGAATACAATGTAGGGGAATTCTCTACTGGTATTGCTATTAATGATATTGTTATGCACCTAGGTGGCTCAGGTAAAATATTGCAATTTGGTGTGGAAGTTCCAATTGAAGGTGCTCCTGTCAGCTTACAACAATTAACAATCTATTTGAAAACAGGGAAGATGGTATAATGTCAAACTATGTAAAAGCAACAAACTTCTATACAAAGGATGCCTTGCTTACAGGTAATCCTAGTAAGATTATTAAAGGTGCTGAGATTGATGATGAGTATAATGCTATTGCTACTGCTGTAGCTAGTAAAGCAGATACAACATCTCCTACATTTACAGGGACACCCTTAGCTCCTACTGCTGCTGCTAACACTAATAGTACTCAAATAGCCACTACTGCTTTTGTAACAGCAGCTTTAGCTTTAGCCTTCCCTGTAGGTGCTATATTTAGTTCTACAAGTTCCTCTAATCCTGCAACTTCTCTTGGTTTTGGTACATGGACTGCTTTTGGTGCTGGTAGGACATTAATTGGAGCAGGTGGTGGCTTTGCAGGTGGTGCTACTGGTGGTAGTGCTGATGCTGTTGTAGCAAGTCACTCACACACTGCCACATCAAGTGTTTCAGATTCAGGTCATAGTCACGTTGGTCGTGTTGCTACTACTTTAGGTGGATATGTTGGTCAAGATGGTTTTGAAGAAGGTCGTGGTAATCCTGATTGGTCTACACAAACAAGTACAAATTCTGCTACTACTGGTATCTCTGTATCAACAACTGTAGCAACTGCTGGTGTAAGTGGAACTAATGCTAACTTGCCTCCATATATTGTTGTATATATGTGGACACGTACTGCCTAACTTATGAAGCATCCAGTCTTAGTTAAAAAAGACTATACGATTTATTTTGAATATGTTTTATATAATGAAATACAAGAAATTATAGTAGTGCATTGTGATATAACTAAATGGAATAAAACAGTAAAACACCAGTTAGCAGTAGATAGTTATAATTTGTTTTCTAAACAAGATAAACCAGTAGTAGCTGTGCATGACAAAGAAGATAAAAAACATTTTAAATTTATAACAATGATGGGTTTCTATCCTTGTTTAGATGAAATACTAATAGAGGATGGTTCTAAAAATATGATGTTTATTTGGAGTAATATATAATGGGTAAATTAGTTAAAGGAGTTACTGGAGCACTAGGTGGTTTTGCCACAGGAGGTTGGGCTGGTGCTGCTGCTGGGGCTCTTGGTGGTTTGACATCAGGTGGCGGTGGTGGTAAGGGCGGTTCACCTACTTCTGCTGGATTTACTCCATATAGCATTAAATCAGGTATTGCTACATCTACAGTTGACCCAAATGCTAGAACAGCATCTTATACCCTTACCCCTGAAATGCAAGCGTTCCGTGACCAGTATTTTGCTGGTGCGGCTGCTGCCCTCCCTTCTGCTGAACAAACAGCCTATGCTCAACAAGTATCTGATTACGGTAAGGGATTATTTGGACGAGCAACAGGTATGGATACAGGGGCAATGACCCAAGATTATTATAATCGTCAACAAGCATTGTTAGAGCCATCTCGTGCTCAAGAATCAAGTCGTTTAAACGATTTACAATTTGCTCGTGGAACTACTGGTCAAGGTGTTGGTATGGGGACTGGTTATGTGAATCCTCAACAATTTGCTTTAGCTCAAGCTCGTGAACAACAAAATGCTGCTCTTGCATTAAGTGCAGAAGACCGTGCTCGTGCAATCCAAGGTGAAGACTTACAACGTGCAGGTGCTTTGTATGGCTTAGGTCAATCTTACTTAACCGACCCATATAACACCGCTAATACTCTTATGGGTTATGGTATCAATCTTGAAAATCTTGGTGCTAACACTATGGCTCAAGGTTTAAATACTGGTATTAGTGTTGGTCAACTTGGTAATCAAACTGCTGCTTACAATGCTGATATAAATCGTGTAAATTATTTACAAAATTTAAATACTCAACGAGCTAATCAAGCTGCTTGGAATAGTGCTGGAGAAGGTTTAGGTAAAATAAATTGGAGTGGTTTATTTGGTGGTCTTCCTTCTACTGAGGGTGTACAAGCATATCAACTAGGGCAATCTTCCTATGTAGACCCAGCTACCTATGGTGGTCAACGCATGGCTGGTGTATTTTACTAATAAGAAGGAATAATTATGGCTGAAATAGTACAAGGATTATTTGGGGTTTCCCCTGAGCTGTTTAAACAACAGCAAGATTTACAGTTTCGTGCTCAAGCATTAGCAGAAGCTAAATTAGACCCTGAACAAGGTATGATTTATGATGCGGCTATTCGTGGTAGGAATATTGGTAGAACTATTGGTGGATTGTTAGGTTCAGAAGACCCAATGCTTGCTAGACAAACAAAAGAAAATCAATTATTACAAGAAGTGCAATCCTCTTTGTCACCTGAAGATATGCGTGACCCTTACAAATTAAGTGCTGCTGTATATGAAGCAGCTATGGCAGCTAATTTACCTGAACTAGCTAATAATGCTTATCAGAATTTACAAGTGGCTCAAAATCAAGCTATTGCTCAAGGGAAAGAAGCTGCTCAAACAAGTAAATTTATTGGTGAGGCTTCTAAAGCTTATCAAGAGGCTTTGCCTAAAATCGTACAATTATCTAACAATTTACAATTAGCTAAAGATTCTAATAATACACCATTAGCAAATAATATTCAATTAGCTATTGATAAAGAAGTAGAGAAAAATAAAACTTCTATTGAAAATCGTATGGTTGAGTTAGCGGATAAAAAAGCTTTAGGAACTATAACTAATGCTGAAATACAAGAGTTAGATTATTTAGATAATTTTAAAACTAAATTAGCTAAGTCAGGTGCTTCAACTGTTCAAGTAAATACACAAAAATCTATTGCTGCTGAAGCAGGTGCGATACTATCTGCAGAACTTCCTGCTGCAAATGCTTCTGCTGATGCTATTGTTGCTGTAGGCGATATTCGGAAAGCCATTAGTTCTAATAAAGTAATTGTAGGGCCAGGAGCCTCCTTAAGAAAAACCTTGGCTCAAGTTGCTCAAGTATATGCTGGTGGTACTAATGATAAACAACTTGCAAATACGCGTTCTGCAATTCAAGGTCTAGCAGACTTAGCTTTAACAGCTCGTGCTCGTCTTAAAGGCACTGGTGCTATATCTAACTACGAGCAACAAATTGTAGAAAAAGCAACAACAGGTAGTATTGATGATTTAACTATTCCTGAAATTCAAGTATTGACAGATGTAGTTGAGCGTAATGCAAAGTCCACTTATAATGACTACACTCGTAAATTACAAAGTATTAAAGACCCTGATTTAGTTAATATATATTCTCCAAAAGCAATGCCTACAACAGGTGGTTCTTCTGTTGATTCACTTGTAAATAAATATAAAACTAAAAGGTAAGTAAAATGGCAACTATTCAAGAAATAGAAGATGCTTTAAGTAATGTAGATAAAGCTTTACAAGCGTCACCTAATGACCCTGTTTTGCTAAAAGAAGCTAATCAATTAGCGGATGCTATTGCAGAGATGTCAGGTCCACGAAATGCCATAGAATCTGCTCAACAATTTAAAGAGCCTTATACTATTAGCCCTGAAGCCATTGCATTAGGAACTTTAGCTGGAACAGTGTTTGGTGGCGGTGAGGCTGTCTTAGGTAAAGGTGCTTTAACTGCTGCTAATGCTGCTTGGAAAGCAATCAAAGGTGGAACATCAGGTGTGGCTTCAACCACTGCTGGTGAATTTGTAAGGGAAGCTACCAACAACTCACCTGAAGGTCAAATGTGGGCTTTTGGGACAGAACTTGCTACAGGTGCAGTTCCAACTCTAACAGGCGACTTAATCACTAGAACCCCTTTGTCAGGTCTTATTGCTTTAGGTTCAACTGTAACAGGGGGTGGTGGTTATAGTAAGGCTAGGGCAGCAAAAACAGTAGCAGCAGGTCGTAGTGAATCAGATATAGCGGCTCGTAATAAACTATTTGGTGCTGAAAATAGAAAAGCAGGTGTTGCTACAGATGTATTTACTGCTCAACAAGAAAAACTTGATGCTGATATAGTATCTAGTATAGGTGTCCAAATAGCTCAAGCTGAAAAACCTGTAGGGGCATTAAGAAAATATTTTTATACTACTTTTGATAATAATAGTTTTAAAGATAGTCCTGAAGCTAAAGATATGCTAATAAGATTAAAACAAGGACCATCTCAAGGTTTCTCTAAAAAAGAAGATTTTGGTACAATTGTTAATTTAGTTAATGGTCAAAATTCTAAAGACCCTTTAATTGCAAAAGGTTGGAATAGTAAATTCTTAAATACTATACAACAAGCTGAACCTGAATGGAATGGTATTAAGATTAGTGATGATGCTTCTGCATTGTTAAAAGAATCTGTAGATAAATTTACACAACGAGTTTCAGGAACTCCTTTGTATTCAACTTTAAAAGAAATGGAATCTAATGGTTATGTAGCAACTGCTAGGGATAGTATTCCTGTAATTATAAACCAAGGATTTACAGGAGAGCTAACTGATAGGGCAATTGAGAATATTGGAAAATCTGCAGTAGGTAAACGAGATTTCCGTATTGCTTTAGCAAGCTATTTAAAAAATTTACCTGAAGAAGAAGCTTTATCTGAATTTAATAGATTATATCCAAAGATTGCTAAATTAAAAACAATAGATGTTGGTGAGTTAGCAACACTAAAATCACAAGTTTCTAGATTTTATAATAAAACTAAATTAGGTAAAACAAAAGATATTACGGCTACTGCCTTAAAATCATCAATTATTCGTGGTGTGATACCTGCTGAGCTATCAAGTAGGTTTTTACAGGATGAAAATACGGCTTTAGAACCATTTAATCAGTAAAATAGCTCTAAAACGCACATAAAGGGGTCTAGAAGCGAATATCATATAAAACTGATACCGTTACATAGACCCCTCTTTTTAAACAAGCCCTAGAGTGCAAGACAAGCTTGCTAAAATCATTATTTGTCAAACATCAAACGAATAATAAATAAATCTACTACAATCACATGACCACTTTCCTCACCAAGCATACGCTTATCAACTAACTCAAACCCGACCATCATTCCCGTAATAAATTCTACTGATACAAACATATTAAACCCCTTTTAAATTAATCTCTGTGCCCATACCATTCAACACCACTAATACCATTTACTTTTATACAACCATTAGGAGCTTCATCACACATTGGATAAGAAGGACAACCAAGATGCGTAGATTCTTCAGGGTAGAATATATATAAATCCAACTCATCAAATAGAGTATCAAAAGGTTTTTGCATTTCTAGTAATGATTTTCCAAGAATATCTACGAATTCCTTACCAACTGCGTCATTAGTATCTATAACGTGTTTAGTATAATACAAAAGTAATTTTTCAATCGCTTCATAACTTATATCACTTTCTTTAATACTTTCAAAAATACGTTGTTTTTCTCTTTTAAGCACATTAAACTCCTTTGAGTTTGGCGAGGTATGCCATGTCTACATGAGCTTCTTTTCCATCGGGGAGTTTGGCAATAACTGTATCAGGATAATACCCCCTCTTGACAACTTCCACTTCACAATCTAGCTGAACGTGCCATTGCTTTTGGTCTACTTTCACTTTCGCTTTCTTTACCATATATCCTCCTGTTCATCAGCTAACTCTAGACAAATGCGTTTTTGGTATTTCGCTATTTTATCCTCAAAGGCATAGACTAAATCCTCTGCGGTAATTTCCAGTAGGTCAAATATCTCCAACTCATCTAACTGCTCAAGCATTACCTCTTGCAATTCTTTAATCGTGAGCACTAATATTCTCCAATCGTTTTAATTCAGCTTTTGCATAAAATAATATTTTCTTAATATCTCGCAAAGGTGGACTATGAGAAACTTCTCCATATCTGTAGCAAGCCCTAAATATCTCACCAATTTGTGCGTTCATATTTTTATATGATATTAAATCCTGCAACTCACTAAAATCTTTTGGAAAAGTATAGTAATCTGCACTTGACCCATCACTATGTTCTTTTTTAACAGCGTTCATACTATTCCATTGTTCAGGTGTTATGTCATTAATCCTTTTTTGCATATCTTTTCCTTAAATACCTTAAACTAATTGGACATTCATCAAACATACCATCCTTGACATCAAACAACATATACAAGCCCCTGAAGTGGCGATTGGTTTGGTGATTTAGGTAATGCTCCTCGTGCTCGTAACAACTACCTGTGATTAGTGCCATAACCTCTGACCCATCTGCCCTTAAGCCGTAAGCAATATCTCTACCTTGTTGATGCCCTGCAATACAACTCTGATGATGCTTAGCAAGCAAAGCACGGGCAGTCCCACAAGGGCGACCCATAACACCAGCAACAAAGTAATGACAGAAAGCAATACCTTCAATAATGATAGGTTGCAGAAAAGGAACAGTTTCCCAGCCAGCTTCTTCATATTTTAAATCCTCCAAGGATATTAGTCCATCTAGTTTAGGGTCGTTGTCAATTGCCCGATTTATGCGGTTCTCGTGGTTTCCATACAACATAACCATTCGGGGATTCCAACGGGGTTTATGGTTATCTATTCTCCGTTGCTGTTCTTCTCGTATGGGGTTTAACAGCTTATCCATCGCCTCGTGAACCACCTTGATGTCTGCTTTGTAGCGTTGCCCCTCCATACTCTTGCTACCAGCCTTATCGTGGCTAGACAAGGATGGCATATCTGCGAAATCGCCCAACATCACAATTATGTCAGGAAGCATATCAACAGCATATTTCCCAATGCGTTCTAGGTATTCTAGGTCGTCATTAGGTCTGACTTGAGTGTCAGGTATCACCATCATTCTTTTAGACATAGTGTAAGCCCTCGTTGCCGTTCTGACCTATATTATCAATTCTATCCTCGTCCCAATTGTCTTTAGGGCAAGATGTCCAAGCACATTCCGTAACCTTACTTAAATCCTTACCGCATATCTGACACAAAGATGAATCACTATCCACAGCCCACTCGTGCCCATCTTTCCATACCGCACCTAACTCATTGTATGTGTTTTTTGCAATATTATAAGTGGAGAATACCTCTTGCCATACCTTATTATCTTCTTTACGATAAAACACTTCTAAATCTTTAAGTTTAATATTCCTGTAGGGATGATGTTCGGGGAGGTCGTTTAAACGGATTCTCATTTCTTTCCTTTCTTTGGCACAAGGGATTCGTCACGAAAATCACAAACCCTGCACTTAGTTAGTGTGTCAATAAGATATTTACAATCAGGAAGGCAACTTGGCTTAATGAGTTTAATACCCTCATCAAACTTCTTCTTACTACCTTTACCACTAATTATACTATCGCCTGTAATATCATTTTTTGTTGCCATGTCGTTCTACCCTTTCCTCAGCGGTCTTGATGTCGTGGCAAGGGGAGCATAACACCTGCAAATTCCCACCCTCACAAAACAACCTACTTATAAAAGTATTCCAATCTACAAATCCTGTAAAAGGACACACTACTGGTTCTACATGGTCTACATTCACTTCTTTAGCTGGGAATTCACCTTTGCACATATTACAAGTAAAGTGTTCAGCCATTCTATTTGTTTTGGCATTGACCTTTTTGCCTACTGATGCCGCTTTTAGAGTTTCATACTTAGGGGGATATTTTCTAAACCCACCTCGCAGAGTTGAAGTGATAAAGGTGCGTAACCGACCTTCTGTCCAACTTGGTGATGCAACCACTTTGCGAACCTTAGACAAGATTTTTACCTGAATATATATTATAAACTCTTTTAATTGCGTCACCGTCTTCTTTGTCCATCCCATGAAATATCTCATACCAATCGTTGTGCAAGGTTTTTATCAGGATGTTCTCGCAGTCTTCTTCTGATAAATCTATTACTTGTTTACTAACAACATTTACCTCAAACTTCATTTAGTAGCCTTTCGTATCGTGAAATATAACTATCATCTAAAGACCTAAGAATATACAAGCATTGTGCGTTCATCAAGAACTCCTCCTCGCTGGCGTATTGTGAAAGGCATACATCCAACATAGCCCTCTCATTATCAATTCCAGCAAGGAGTTTGCGAGCCTTGGCTTCACCCAATCCCTTTACACCCTTCACATTATCAGATGTATCACCCTTTAGGCATTGCTCGTAGAACAAGCGTGTGCCCTCTAGGGCTGTCTGTGTGATGAATGTATCAGGCTTAATCCACCGCTTTGCTTCAGGACCTCCCTGTATCTCCCATTGGAAGTGTCTACCTTCTATTTGCAAAAGGTCTTTGTCCAATGAACAGATAATCGTGTCAGCAGTTTGGTGGATTCCAAGGGCATCGTCAGCCTCAAGATTATCAGGTGCAACCTCAGCACATAATTCCTTTATTGAGAACTCACGACACGCTTGTAACCAGTTTGGCTTTGGTTGTGTGCGGTTTGCTTTATACTCAGGGTAAACCTCTTTGCGGAAGTTTCTAGCCCCTGTGAGAAAAGCCCTATACTCTGTTGTTTGCACCTTGGTAAGGATGTTGTCTAGTAGTTCCTCTACACGATGAGTGGCAATAGACAAGTCTTCGTTCTCTGAACTAGCAGCACATCTATATACCACCAAATCCATATCAATTAACGCTATCATATATTACCTCGTGTAAAAATATACAACAACCAACCCCTACCAACATACCTAAGAAAAAGGCTGTGCTATAACAAAGGATGTATTCAATCACACGGCACCAGCTAGGTCGGTGTCAGCGTCTTCGTCAGCACCATACTCTAACAACTTAGTAACTGTCAGGCGAGAGATTGTGGCACTTACACCCTTCTTACCCTTAAATTCCCATGCAAAAGGTTTAACCGTTGCTACGGCTAGTGAACCGTTACCAATTTTGATGTTACTAGGAACTTCCGAACCATCCTCGTAATAGGCTGGGATTGGGTAGGTCGATTTACAAGTAATATACACACCACGTTCGTCTTCTGCTTTGGTTGATTCACGGGCTTCAATTCCTTCTTTGGATAATTCTTCTACTGCTTTAGCGGATAGGTTTGACAGGTCTACTTGATATTTACCTGACATCTCATTTACATGGTTTAGGTTTGCCCACATAATTGTTGCTTTTAATTTTGTCATCTTTAACTCCAATGTCTAAATGTGTTGATAATAATACAAATACAAGTAATAACTTCCAACATTCTAATCCAATTATAAGGTTTCTGCTGGCTCAAAAACATACTCCTCGAATTGCTTGGCAATAGTAATAATATCTTTTACTGTTGCTGGTGAACCTGTTGCTAGGGCAATAGCATTAGCAATGGATGATTGTCTAACAATATATCGTTGTTTAATCGCCCGTTCCTCTGCTGTCTCGTAGTTACTACCTATTACCTTGGTCGTTGGTGCAGCTTGTTTAAACGACCCTACTGGACCAATAGCAGACCAGTTGTCATACTTACCATTCTTTGTGATGGCTACTTCAAATTTGTCACCAATATTCGCATCGTCTAACACACCAAACACCTTGGGGTTAGCAAAAGGGACTATGTTCTGTGTGCGAGTTACGCCTTCTGAGGTGAAGGTTACGGCTAGAGTGCGTGTTGGTTTCCCAAACTTATCCTCTTTGTCTACCTTTGCTATATCTACAATCTCAATTTCCATTATACAACCTCCATATCTGCCCAATTCAAACCCTTTTGACACTCAGCCGCCATTGGGACATTAAATTTCACACCAAACATCTTTTCAAAATTAGCTGGCAGGTCGTGAAACACGCTGTGAAACATATTTACTAATTCCTTAGTATCGCACACTTTGTCATCAAAGTCAAGGATTATCGAATCGTGCACCGTATTTACTAACAAACATTTGTCGCCATATCCTAGCTTTTTCAATCGGTTATGAGCACTAACCCTAGCCAAAGCCATGAGGTCTGCACCCGTCCCCTGAACAGCATAATTCTTAATCTGCGTGTCCTTATACTGCCCACCAAACTTCTGAAAGTAATATTCCCTACCAGTTGGGGCTACTAGTTTATTGGTTTCCACTACCTCACGAATAATCTTTGTGTGCCATGCCCCTATGCCTCGATACTTGTCGTAGTAGGCATCCACCACATCCTTCCAATATGCCTTACTCTTGCTTATAGAAGTGAAGTCAGGGTCATTAGCAAACGAGAATTCATTGCCACCATACAATATCCTAAAGTTTAAAATCTTGGCTATCAAACGAGAGGGTAGCCCAAACTTCTCTTGGTTATCAGTATGCAAGTCCACACCATTCACAATCTCGTTTATTAAGACTTGGTCTTGGCTAAGGTAGGCGGCAACACGGATTTCTAGAGCAGATGCGTCTGCCTGTAACAGCATTACGGCAACTCTCGTATGATTGCCATTAAGTTTGGATACTTCAGTTTTGACAAGAAGAATTCCGCACCATACCTGCTAATAAACTCGTTAATCTCAATCATTGTGAATTCCACATACATTTCTTCTTCATTCATACCTGATTCGTTTTCTCTGTCCATGTTATTCCTCGGTCTGTTATATAAGTTAATCGGGGGTAGGTAAAACTTATGCCATTCTATCATAATTTCTTTGCATTTTCCTTCATCTTAGATAAGATTAAAAGATAAGTCAATTCCTCAAGTTCTGCTTGTGTCATAATCAATCCCACAAATTCCTATAATATTTACCAAATAAAGCAAGCCCTTTATCTATTCGCTTATTATGCGCCCTTAATCCATCCCAATCAATCCCATCTGTCCAAAACTTCTCATCACTTTCGTCATCTAACACTTGCTCAAACGACCAAATCATCTCATCTACTATGGTATTCCACTTCTTTTCAGTAAGAGTGCTTGGATATCCATACTTGTCTTCCTTTAGCTGTTTAAGCATTGGTAGGATGATTTTAGCAAGGGTGGTATTCATATTCCATGTGTCATATTCATCAATGTGCACATATTCGACACGAGGGTGGATTGTGTCTAAAACCTTCTGCAAAATCGACATGACAGGGTATAAGATGTTGTTTAAACGCTTTACCCACGGTTCGTCATATTTAATCTCTTGCCAAAAGCACAACTTCTCTGCTATTTTCAATGGGCTTATCCAATGGTATCTATAATTAGATAGGTATATTTTCATATCTATTTCCTTTGTCTGTAATATTTCTTAAATTATGTGACACAAAGTGTACAATTTGGTAGTTTTGTTGCCAATAAGTAACAGTTTTAGTTCAAAACTAAACTAATAGTGTAGACCTACGCATAAAATTAAACTCAAAAAAGTGATATATCATATAGTCTTTCCTATGTAAGTAGCCTTACTGTCTTTAAACTGAAATGTTATTTCACACTCTTGCCCTTTCGTTCCATTAAAAAGCTTCCATACGCCATATCCCATAGAAACAAAAGCAATGAGCATAAGGGTAACCACCACTACTGTGGCTCTGTCTATATTCCTGTCTTTTGAACAATCACAGTTGCGTCCTTGATTACAGTTTTGGTTACATGGCATCATCATTCTCCTGTTCTACTACTCTATAAAATTTAACATATTGCCAATCTAGCTGGCTTGCCTTAACAACATAATTGCCTTGAGAGCTGTAAGTTTCCACTTCAATCAAACTCTCAGGTGGCTCGTAACATTCAGGTGAGCCATCGTGTTTCCTCCAACCGTTCCGTTCATACAGCATATCTACTCCCAAACACACCCTTCATATCCCCACTAATGTTTTGTAGGTTGGGTTTAGTTGATGATAGTCGCCCTGTCCGAGCAACGCATTGGTTGAGGTTCCCGTGCAACATATTCACACCCCAATTCATTTTCTCTCGTAACGCTGGCAACCCTAAATAATAAGTTGATACTATCTTTTCTAGTTTAGCGAGTTCCAAGATGGTGTCTACTATTTTCTTTGCCTCACCTTTTGGCTTAAGGGATTTTAGCACATCAGCCCCAGTAGCCCAATAACCCTCTTTCTTTAGTTCACTTCCCACCAAGGGTTTAACAAGCCGTGGCATATAAAATGAGTAATCCTTCCAACCCAGCTTCTCCTGTCCCTTCCTATCCCCTGTCTTATAAATCCCTACAACCTCTTTACGGGGAATTGTGATAGTGCCACCATACAACAAAGCAGATAGGTGGTCACCACTCTCGGTGTTAAACTCAGGGATTGAATGGCTTGCATACAGCGATGCCCGTAACTCCTCAATCTCTTTACCTAAGACCTCAGCCTGTTTCAGACAAGCCCCCTCGTCAAACAGCAGTCCATTATACTCAATCTCCTGTAATACAATCAGGTCTTGGTTGTGAAGGGAAACAAGTCGTTTAAACGCTGTGCTTTTTGCATTTACTTCTTCAACCTGTTTTTTATAAACTTCTAAAGTTAAGGATATATCTTGCTTTAAATATTGTTCTAAAATATCTCTTGGAATATCAGGTGTGTCTATTCCAGCATCCCAATAAGCCTTAACCTCATCTAATTTAGAACCAATGCCATAATACTCACATACTCCATTTAAACTTGGATAACTATCTGCTTGACCTTGTAGCATAAAGTGAACAAGTTGGCAGTCCCAGCAGCGAATATTACTAAAGTCTAACCCATATCGCTTACCCCATCCAATATCAAATTTAAGATTAAAGCCAACAAGTAGGTCGCAATTATCTAAAATACTTTGAGCTTCTTTTAGGGAATTCCCATAAGGTTCATCATTATATTCTATGGGTAAAAGAGAATACTCTTGCTCATCTTTATAAAATCCTACATACACAAGTTTATTAGTTTGGCTATATGTTGAGCCCTTCTCATAAATAGTTGTTTCTACATCATAAGCGATTATATTTTTCATAATGAAATTCCTTATACAAGGATTTAGTAAATGTATTGTAAACCTCAGAAGCTTCTTCAGCCGTATTAAAACTACCTAGATGATGTCGAACACCATTATAGGTGCATTTTGCTCTGTATTTCTTACTCTGAGTATGCCAATAAACCCCGATATACCCAGTAGCATTGTTAGATTGTTTTCCACGATTTAAAGCATTTTGAGCCCTAGTAGCTTCTCTTAAATTTTGCAATCGATTATCAGTTTTATCATTATTTATATGGTCTAAAAATTCAGATGGAAACTTACCATAAACATACATCCATATAATTCTATGATACTGGTAAACCTTTTTATCAATAGTAATATGAATATATCCAGTATTATCTAATGTGCCTGCAACACTTCCAATTAAAGCTCTAGTACCTTTTCTAACTTTCCAAGTTAATTCCCCTGTAAATTCATCATAATTTAAGATACTGTTTAAATACTCTTGTGTAATCATAGTTTATATCTCCTCTATAACTATTTTAACATAATTATAGTCACTTGTCAATCTATTTTTACATATCTTGATAGATACTCAAGTGAGGAACAATTAAAACTTCTTTGCCTTTTAGATGTCGCATAGATTCAACGCTATCTATACTGCCTCGTAACTTATTCTTGGGGATATTTATATACCTAACATTCTCATATCCCTCTTTGTCTGTCCTACCAATACCAATAATAAAATCTAGTTCCGATGGCTTACTGGTCTTACTGTCTGCCATTTGGCTTTCATTGATGTAGCGGTCATTATGCCCTGTGCTGTCCGCTTGTCCAACACTTATTACAGGGCAATAGGTCTTAGCGATATCTCGCCCCCACTTGTAAATCTCATGCAACACCAAATCTTTCCTATCACCAACAAATCCCTTAACCTTATCCATGTTGTCAATGATAATTAGCGATGGCTGCACTTGCTCTATCAGCTTTTCCATTGTCTTGCGTTCAACAAGGGATGGTTGGTCAATAAATTTAATCTTATCGCCAATTTTCTCGTCCCATATCGCTTTGGCTTTCTTGATGTTGTTACTCAATTCCATGTAGGTGAAACCTGTAACAGCAGAATACATTCTCCATACAATATCCTTGCCACCCTCCTCATTAAAAAATATGAGAATTGGTTGTTCTACCTGTTCTGCCATAAAGGTAACTTCACTTATCCACATGGCGGTTTTACCTGTTTCCACACGGGCAAAGATGTGTCCGAAATTCCCCTTGCGTAGTGGTCCGAGTGATTGGTTGAGTGCGTTTAAACGCCACTTTAGTCCAAGTGATAATTCCTCCTCGTCCATAAGTTCCTCAATGTCAGTTGTTACCCATTCCACTTCGTCTATCTCATCAACAACCGATAATTCCAGTTTATCAATGATAGGTGCTAAATCCTCTACCTTCTTGCGCCCCTCGGCAACATCAATCGCCACAAGGGATAATTCACTAGCAACTGATTGTGAGTAGTGCTGTTGCATATAATCAACGATTGATTGGGTATAAACCTCGGTCTTATCAACAGTAGCCAACAGTTCACTTATAACTTTCCTATCACCATCTTTTAAAACAGGATACAAGGTTAGATACTTTGCTTCGAGTTCCCCTACGCTTTTAGCTGGCAACGATTTAAATAGCTTGAACAGTAGTGGGTAATCGGTTTTAATAAAATCTAGTTTTAAATAAGTATGATATTTTTCGTATAACTCATTGTCCTCTAAAAATAGCTTCAATATGCTATGTTCTATCATTTTAATACCTCTTGAATTTGCTTATTGACAACATAGGAAATCTATGTTACCCTAATAATATATAATATATATATTTAATATATTATATTATTATATATATACTCTTTTATTGCCTTATCATCATACTCTTTAGGGTCTTTAGGGGATATTACAACCCTAACCCTCTTGTTTAACCTCTCTGACAGGTTTCTAGCCGTTTTAATGGCATCTTTCGCCTTGTCCATGTCGTTCCATATAAAAACATTCTTGTAGCCTTCTAGGTGGCTTGCCGCATCTTGAGAGGGCATACTGCCTAACATTGGAACAGAAGTAAATTGTCGTCCAACCTTGACAGCAGACACTATATCCTCGACAAACACCAATACATCTTGATTAAACCCATATTTTAAAAATGGTTTTGTGCCACTTGTAAGGTATTTTGCACCCTTGCCAAAGTTCCTAGCGCACCAGTAATTGCTATCAGAATATAAAACCAGTAAATCACATGGCATTAAGCCATATTTTCCAATTCTTTCCCTTGCATAAGTGAATTGTGCTATCTCATCACTCGTTAAACCATACCCTAGGAGCCATTTTAAGGCACCGCCAGCAAGTTTTGTGTCCAAAGTGATACCATTACATATCTTAACCTCTTTTATCGCCTTAAAACGCTTTAAACTAAGCTTAGGAGTGTAGCGATTACATGAAAAACAGTAATAGCTGTCGTCATATTCTGCATTTGCATCACTTGAGCCACATTTTTCACAAGGTGTGAATTGAATAAACTTACTCATCTATAATTCCTTGCAATTCTCTTTCAATCTCAATATATGTGATTTCGTCTTTCGTAAACTGATAGCACTTGTTACAAAAGTCCACATATACCCCATGACTATCTTTACGGATAGCCTCTAAATCTGATAATTCACAATCACAAGCTAGGCAACGAATTTTAATTCTCCTTATAATAGCAAGACAAGCTCGCCTTGTTCTGTTGTCAAAAAGCAACACTATTATAACAGGTTGTTGTAAAAATACAACATAAAACTCAGGTTCCCTATACCCACACAAAGAGTGTTTAAACGCTGTGTTTAGGTTGCAATTTCCGTGATTTACAGCGATTTTCGGTTAATTGCATGAAATTGTCAGGTATTTTTCCATATTTTTTACAAGGGATTAAAGCCCCATCTAATATGCGAAATCTTACGCAATTTTCCCAACCGTCATAAAAATATACATCAAAAGTAAATACTGAAGTCCATTTGATTTTCATACAAAATCTTCCTCTATTTGAAAGTTGTCCATCTTATAATCTTCTTGCCCTAAGTCTAAATCTTTCCAATACTCAAGCAAAAAGTTTTCCGCTTCTTTTTTACTAGCCCAATAGGTTTTAGGCATACTCCATCTAGTCCAATCGTCGGTTTTATCGTCGCACTCCCAAATTGTGTAAACTTTAGTTAATCCCATATAATTTCCCTCACTTGTTGAATTTTAAGCAGTTCAGCATATAAGGTATTTGGGGTTAAGTCAAATTTAAATAAAATTTCGTCTAAATCCATTAGCCTTAATAAAATTTCGTTTGTTAAGTCGTCCGTGATGTTTAAACGCTGCACCTCACGGCATAATTGCTCGTTTGTATCATTACAATAAGACATAATCCGCCCCTTTAACTATTGATAGGTTTTTGCCCACTCCATGCGTGTTTATATATTCTAAATGATGTATTGCTTCGTTGCTTGTGGCATAAGAATAATAATCGTTATTTCTAAACAAGAGTTTTGGTTTTATATCATTCGGCACGAATTGTGATAGTCGCTTACCGCTTTTATTGATGATGTAATACATTTTAAGGCACCTCTCGCTTGTTTTAATAAGAAAGTAATAGGATAACCACAGCCAGTAAGCAAGTCGCCCCTATAAAGGCTAAAGTGTCCGCTATTTCATGGAATTTGTTGCGTTCTCGTTTATAGTCCCAGTCCACATCGTTTAAACAGTTTCTATCCATGCCATGCAAAGAGATAAACTTATAATGCGATACATCGCTTGCATTTTTATATGGGTGTTTCATTTTATATCCTCCAAAACTACTGTAAAACATAAATCATTAGTTAAAATTTGATAATCGTCTGTCCATGCTAAAAAACCTAATTCATTATTTTCATACATATCTGAAAAATCTATATCATCATTAAGTAATTGGTAAAACTCTGCTCTCGCTTGGTCTATTGTCATTTTTCTAACTCCACAAAAAATAAAATTGTCATTAAAACTGTTGTTAGTGTTAAAACTGCGATACTAAAAACAGATGGGTTATTGTAAACGATTTTTGCAAATAGCATATATAAAACCGTTAAAAATATCATTATTAAAAATATAATTTGTTTATTTGATATCATTTTTTAATCCCTTTAGGTTTAATAGGTTTTGTTATTTTACTTGCACAAGAGGTGCACCGCACTAGCTTACGGTTTAAGCTGTCAAATGTTACCTTCTGCAATTTAATGCTTTTATGCGTCTGACAATGGTTGCAATAAAAAGTCGTGTCTGCTGGCTTAAAGTATGCGCTATCATAATCCCAATCATCGCACCCACTCTCAAACCAATTATTTATTCTGCATTGTATCTTATAGTTTATGCTGTCTTGCATAGTTCGTTCTCCTTTGTGGAACTCACGTTAAAAATTAGCGTTAATCGTGCTTACTGTTTCGAGGTAGTATTCGCAATCGGTCTGCGAGTATTCTTGCTCGATGTCGCCCGCTTCCTCACCAATACGCACAAATTCTGTCATTAACTCCGCTTCATTAGCAAGGGTTAAAAGGTTATTCCATCTTATAACCTCGCTGTAACTGTCATACCACTTACTATAAGATAAATCTAAATATATTATTTCATAAACCCCATTATTTAGTTGTTCGATGTCTGCCCCAAAATCCTCGGCTAATGCTTCGATTAGTTCGGCATTGTCTGTTTTAAACTTCGCCATCTGTTCGCTAGTGCCATACACTAGGCTTTTAACTTCGCTACGGTATCCCATTATAAAACCCCCTCGATTAACTTATGTTTTAAATTAAAAATATAGCTTGGAATATCCCGAGCCTGTTTAGTGTCATAAATCACGCCATCAGAATAAATGGCAAAGCGGTCATTCACTAGCCAATAATCCAAGCCTACCCATTTATCGGTAATTTTTTCAATAGTCATTTTGTGCCCCCTCGTTAAGTATAACAAAGATTTTTGCTAATTGTTCATTGGTTAAGGTTAGCCAATTTGTCGCCCCTGCGGTTGATGTTATCCGCAAAGAGAGGCAATTCTCGCCTTGAGTTAGTGCGAGTTTTTCCAATTGTTGATTTAGGTAAGTCATATTAAGCCCCCATTACAGAATGATTGAATGTGAAATAATAACCATCATTGTCGGAACCGTAACCCATGTTCGATATATCCCAATCTAGGTTATGTTTAGCTACTAACGCTTGCACAGCCTTATAATGCACAGCTTCATAGCTTAGGGCATAGTCATAGCCTATTGTAACAGTAAAGCCGTTAGCACTCGCTTTAATGCGTGAGCCTCTAGTGTTTGTTGCGCTTAAGTATTTAGTTTTAATGATAACCATTTTAATAATCCTTTTCGGAAATCGTGCGAAATTGCACGGCATAAGACGCTGTTTAAACGCCTTATACCTTGCCACCTCTACTCTAAATCCATGCCCTCATTACAGCATGGGCAAATAGGTGAACCCAAAGCCGCCCATTTGGCTGAAAGTCTAACAGTATAACCACAGTCAGCGCAAGTGGCTTTGAGCATTCTTGTGCCTTGTTTAGGCTTGCCGCTATTCTCGCCCTGTAATACGGCATGAGGGTAGGCACCCAAATCGGCAACCCATTGGGCAATGGTGGCTTTTAATTCATCGCTTGCAGTGGTGGCTGTCATTTTACCAGTTAAACCAACAGATTGAGCACAGCGTTTAAACGCACTGCCATGCCCCGCTTTTAAACCGACAACAGCATGACAAACCTCATGGATAAGAATATCAATCACCCGTGAGCTGTCAGCGATTGTAGGGCTAATCATTATCTCAAAGGTATTGTCAGCACTTGCGCTATCATTCCAACATAAGCCTATTGCCTTGTTTTTCGCACCCCTACCGCTTGTTAGTGAGCAAGCCATGCGAATGTTAGTAGGTATGTCATACCCTTGCGCCTTGAAATGTGGCACTAGGTATTTGGTTGTTATGGTGTTTAAGTATGTTTCTCTATTCATGTTCTACCCCTTGTCTGAGTTGTTGCCGTGTCAAATCACACGCCACTAACCCCTGTAAACTAACAAGGGTTAATAGCTTGAAATTTAGCAGTGAGTTTCCTCTAGTTTGTTAGCCAGTTTAAAGGCACCACTTAACAATGTTTCCATGGTTTCATTGTAGGTGTAATCGCTAACCACATCATAACCACAGTTTCCGTATATCAAAGCTATGCTTCCAATGTATTCACCAGCGTTATCCCTTATTACAAGAGTATCATCATCGGTAGAGAAACAGGCTTCCATAATTGCCTTATATGATTGGCTTCTTTTTAATACATATTCTTCGCTATCAAAAACACTAACCTTATAATCATTCGCCAATGCGTCTTTCACAATGCGAGAAACAATCTTGCGTTCAATGTTAATTCTAGTTTGTAAGTTCATGGTAATAATTCCTTTTCTGAATGGGTAATTAAATTTATAAAGTAAAATTCTTGATATGACCTAAAAAGCCTGTAAACGCTACCGACACCCAAACATTGTTTTGGTTGGCTTTAAAATCGGCAAGTGCTTGAGTAGTGTCCTCAGTTGCTGAATATACATACTGATATCTTGTTGGTGTTGTTACTAATGTTACATTTAACATGGCTATGCCCCTTTGTTATTAACTACTTAACTTACTAAAAATGAACTACGAAACCAAATAATACTACAAGCAATAGATAAATGTAAATTATTTTCTTATGGTTAATGGTTGTTTAATAAGTTTTACTTATGTATGGTTTAAATCAATTTTAAGGGGGTTTTAACAGGTTTTAATCAATGGCAATACCCTAGCCTTACCTCGCTGTGGATATCCTGTGCATTAAATTGTGGATAATTTGTGGACAAATAAAATCCCTTTGTGGATAACTATTTAGCTGTGGATAACTTTTTCTATAACCTACTAAATCAGTCAAGTATTATTTAGCTATCAGTATTTATTATTTTATCATTGCGGTATCACATCACCCATCTACCCCATCGCTTTACAACTGCCTATTATTTAATCACTTGTTTAATATAACTTTATAGTATCAGTTTAGTATCATATTACTTCATCGTTATATAACTATATAGTTGTATAGTTGCATAGTTAGATTGATAGGGGGGGGTATGTTTTATGATTTTATAAATATTTATAGGTATCACAGCGGATACAAAAAAGGTAAATTAGACAATCAATACAAATAAGGCAGTCTACACAAAATAAAAAGGTAGCTACAACGCACAGGAAGGTGCCTAGGACAAGAGATAATTGTTTGTTGATACCAACATATCACTTGAGGACAACAACAAGCTATAGAGCTTTAAACAGGAGGTATTGACAACTTCGGTTCATGCTGCCGCATTTCACTTCCGTAGCGTAAGCGTAGGACAATAGTATATATTAAATATATATATATAATAATATTAATATATTATATTATTATTATATAACTTAGAACTACTTAGTACTATATAGTATTTAGGGTAACATAGTTTTAAATAAAAGTCAACAAATAAATAAATGCTTGTTATAAACAATAGTTGACAAAAGCTAAATGATATGGTATAATTAGAGTATTAACAAATGGATAATTCAATTAAAGGAGCAAGCCGTAAGGTTTGTGAACGATGAACCCAAAACCAAATAATGGAACAAGTCCATCAGGACGTAGTATAAATATCCTTGTTCAAGAAACAACAGTTGATGCTCCTGTTGTTGAGAAAAAGAAAAAGGGTGGTAAACGAATAGGTGCTGGTCGCCCTGCTTTAGTTCGTGAGAATTACAAGCGGCAAGAGATGGGACTTAAACCTATCCCTAAAACCCCTATTAATGCTAAACGGGATGCAAACCGCATACTACCAGTTAGTAAGAAAGCAAGACACCAAGAAATATTAGCTGGTTTATTAAACAGCAAGGGTAAGGCGGTAATCCAAAAGATATTGGACAAAGCCCTAACTGATGGCGATGCTGACCAAATGGCATGTCTTAAGTTGGTGGCTGACCGAATAATCCCTGCTGATTATTTATCTAAGGCTAGTGGTAAGGGTAATCAAATTAATATATCTATTACTGGCATAGGTCAAACTGTAGATATTGAACAAGATACTTACGAGGCGCAAGACGCTGAGATAATTGAGGATGACGAGTAATGGCTGCTGGGGATTTTATACCTTTTGGAATAGCAAATATATTTCCTGCTAATGCACGAATGTTAGCTAAAAGTATTGTATACCCAACTCCTGTTAATGAATCTAATTTTACATCTGATGAATTAGATAAATTAAAACAAGCTTATGCTAATACTCAAAACCGAGTGGCTAATGAAGATTTAGCTTCACAAAGAGATTGGATAAATAATTTAAAATCGATGGATGCAACGGATGCTGTTGAATCTCGCTACACTCCAAATAAAATAGTTTCAGTAGGTCAAGAGTTAGAACAAGCTATTAGGCATATAACACCAACCTTACAATATCCTGACTATCCGATACAAGGTAATTATGGCATAGGTGATGCTCCAATATCCGCTTCATTTAAAGACCCAGCTTATGCAATGTCAACTGCCATAGGTCGTGCAAAGTATTCTGTAGATGAGCAAGGGAATGTTCATGTGAAAGATACATACGATTTCCCTAAAGGTCACGCAATGCAAGATTATGATAAGTGGTCTAAGGCTTTCCAATTAGCCCATACTCTTGGTGAGAAGTTTAGTAAACCAATGCCTGTAGATATAAATTTAGGCAAAATTAAGTCTAAAAAATAATGGCAGATTTAAATGTCAAGCTTCACGAGAAGCAATTAGAAGTATTTAATGACAACCACCGTTTCAAGATTCTTGCTGCTGGTAGGCGGTTTGGTAAAAGTCGGTTAGCCGCTTGGCTCCTTATTATTGAAGCCCTGAAGTCGACAGAGAAGGATGTCTTCTATGTTGCGCCAACTTACCAACAAGCAAAAGACATCTTGTGGGGATTGTTAAAAGAGATTGGGCACGATGTCATTGCCTCGGCACATGAGAATACCTCTGTCCTTACACTTGTTAATGGTCGTAAGATTTACCTCAAGGGTGCAGATAGACCTGACACTCTACGGGGTGTGGGTTTAGCGTTCCTTGTAATTGATGAGTATGCCGACTTAAAGCCAAATGTTTGGGAACAGATTTTACGCCCAGCCTTGTCAGACGTTCAGGGTGGTGCGGTGTTCATCGGGACACCAAAAGGTAGAAACCATTTCTATGAATTATTTAAATATGCGGAAAGTGAGAGGGATGATGAGTGGAAAGCGTTTCATTTTACTTCCTATGATAATCCCCTTATTCCAGCAAAAGAGTTTGACAATGCTAAACAAAGTATGTCATCTTTTGCGTTCCGCCAAGAGTTCATGGCATCGTTTGAAGCAGCAAGTCGTGACTTGTTTAAAGAAGAATGGATAAAAATAGATGAAGAAGAACCTATTGAAGGTCGTTTTTTCATTACTGTGGACTTGGCTGGTTTTATCAATGTGGATAGAGAATCAGGGAATAAGAATAAAAAGCTGGATGAAACGGCTATAGCTGTTGTTAAGGTGCACGAAGGTGGTTGGTGGGTTGCAGATATTTTGCATGGTAGGTGGGATATTCAGGAAACTTGCGCTCAGATAATGAGGGCTGTTGTTCAATATGAACCTGTTGCTGTTGGAATTGAAAAAGGAAGTTTAAAAAATGCTGCTCACCCTTACCTTACAGACCTTATGCGTAGGCATAATCACTACTTCCGCATTGACGATGTCACTCATGGCAATCAAAAGAAAACAGACCGTATCATGTGGGCACTCCAAGGGCGATTCGAGCACGGGAAGGTCACGCTAAATGAGGGAACATGGAATAATGAATTCATTGACCAGCTTGTCAACTTTCCTAACTCACAGTTGCATGATGACCTTATTGATGCCTTGGCATACATTGACCAAATACAAATAGTAGAAAGTTCAAATAGTTTTGAAGAAGAAGAATATCAACCAATGGACGCAATAGCAGGGTATTAGTATGGATAAACCTGAATTTTTAGATAGAATCAATAACCCAAATGATTATCCTTATATAACAAATAAAGATGGTTCAATCTCTACTCATAAAATGTCTGCTGAAGTAGATGAGAAAGGTAATTGGTATGTTTTTCCAACTATTGTAAAAATGCCTACAGGCGAGTTATACGAATTTAATGACCCATATAAAGCAATGGAATATAACTTACGAACAGGTAATTATTTACCAATGAAATCTAAAGATGAAGCTATTGGTTATGCTTCAGGTGGATACAAAAAAGGCACTGCCCTAGAAAAATTTAACCCTTTAAAAAGTAAAAAATAGGATACGCTATGCAAAATAAATTAGTAGAATGGATTGTAGGTTATACAGACGAGTGGCGTGAGCACCGTGATGACAACTATTTGTCTGATTGGAAAGAATACGAACGCTTGTGGCGTGGTGTATGGGCAGCCGAGGATTTAACTCGTGCCTCAGAGCGTAGCCGTATTACTTCTCCTGCGTTGCAACAAGCCATTGAGAATCACACAGCTGAGATTGAGGAAGCTGTCTTTGGTCAAGGTGACCATTTGTTTGAGATTGAAGATAACATGGGTGACCAAGACCCATTGGATATCGAATATTTACAGCAATACATGAAGGAATGTTTTAAAAAGAATAAAATCCGTAAATCTGTTGGTGATGTTATTCTTCTTGCCTCTATCTATGGTACTGGTATTGGTGAAATTACCCTTAAAAAGTCCAAAGAGTTTAAACCTGCTACTCGCCCACTAGAAAATGCTGATGCAATTCAGATTGGTGTGGAAGAAGTAGAGAAAATTAATGTTGCGTTGCGTCCAATCAACCCACAAAACTTCCTTATTGACCCAAATGCCTCAACTATTGAGGAAGCAATGGGTGTTGCTATTGAAGAATTTGTATCTGCCCACACTATTGCTCAAAAAGTCAAAGAGGGCGTGTATAAAGACACAGATATTGACGATGATGCTACACCAAATAAAGACCTAGAAGCTTCTTGGATTGACCAAGAGTATAATGATGACAAAATTCACATTATTCGCTACTATGGTTTAGTGCCAGCCGCTTTGTTAGAATCTGAAGGCGAGGAGGAGATTGTTGACCTACTTGGTGAGGAAGATGAAACCGAGTTGATGGAGGAGTATGGTGATTTAGTAGAGGCAATCGTTGTTATTGGTAATAATAAATTACTAAAAGCAGAGAAAAACCCATACATGATGCAAGACCGCCCAGTTATTGCATACCAAGATGACAGTATTCCTAACCGCTTTTGGGGTCGTGGCATTGCAGAGAAGGGTTATAATATGCAAAAGGCGATTGATGCCCAGTTGCGTAGTCACCTAGATTCTCTTGCCCTAACCGCTGTCCCAATGATGGCTATGGACGCTACACGCCTCCCTCGTGGCAGTAAATTTGAAGTAAGGCCAGGAAAAACCATCTTGACAAATGGCAATCCTGCTGAAATCTTAATGCCATTCAAGTTTGGCACAACGGATGCTTCTAACATTGAGATTGCTAATAAATTTGAAGGTATGTTGCTACAAGCGACAGGCACTCTTGATTCACAAGCAATGCAAGCTTCCCCTGCTGGTGCTGGTGAGATGTCTATCACCCTTTCATCTATTATCAAAAAGAATAAACGCACTCTTGTTAATTTCCAAGACAGCTTCCTTATCCCTTTTGTAGAAAAAGCCGCTTACCGCTTCATGCAATTTGATGCTGACCATTTCCCTGTAAAAGATTACAGCTTTGTGGCTTCTAGCTCATTGGGTATGCTTGCTCGTGAAGTTGAGCAACTACAAATGATTAACTTGATGAAAACTCTTGGTCCTGATAGTCCTATCCTTCCAATCTTGATGCAAGGTGTAATATCAAATAGTTCATTACCTAATAAAAATAACCTAATTGCTCAAGTAATGCAAGCAATGCAACCAAACCCTGAAGCGCAACAAATTCAACAAATGGAAATGCAATTGCAAGCTGGTTTAATTACTGCTCAAACTAATGACTTGAATTCTAAAGCAGGTAAACAACAAGCGGAAGCTCAACAAATTGCCGTTGAAACTCAACTTAAACCACAAGAGGTTCAAGCTAAACTTGCTGCTGCAATATCCACTAATCTTTCTGCTGGTAATGCTGATGACAAGGAATTTGAACGTCGTGCCAAGTTATCTGAACTTATGTTCAAAGAGAAAGAGTTGGATTTAAAAGAAAAAGACATGATGCAGAAACTTGACATTGTTAAACTACAGATGGAAAAGCCCTTGACAATGGACTAATCTTGTGATATAATGTAAGTATAATATAAGCTTATTTATTATATTATGTTTAGGCTAGGGTAGCTCCCAAAAAGAAAGTTCCTTACTTTCCTGCCTAAAATCTTTCTTTAAGGATAGTTTAAGGGACTATATGGAATTTTATGATGTTGTTTGTAAAAAATGCTTAAAAAATACAGTACGCAATTCTGAAAAATGTATTAATAAGAAAAAGATATGTAAAACTTGTTCTCAAAGGACAAGAAAAAAAGTAGAAATAAAATCTAAGTTTAGATTACCTATAGAAGTTTATGAAGATATGTTGATAGCACAGTTAGGTGTGTGTGCTATTTGTAAACAAAGGGAATCAGTTAAGATTAAGAAAAGTCTTGCCGTAGACCATTGCCATACTACTGGAAAAATTAGAGGGTTATTGTGCAGTAGATGTAATATAGGATTAGGTTATTTTAGAGATAATGAAAAATACCTACAATCAGCTATAGATTACTTAAAAGCACAAGATAACACATCTAATTTAGGAGTGCAATAGCTTGGATAAAGAATTACAAGAGTATTACGAGAATAGATTTTCCACAATGGCAACAATCGGGTGGAAAGAA